TGTTTAATCCATCTTTTAAAGGCACATTATTAAATGTGATTTCTCCATCACCATCTGCAGTTACTGCTGTGCCATTATTTACTATAGTATTTGTATCTGTAGGATTTACTATTTGTTCTCCATCTTTATTACTTATCGTTAATTGATAAACTGCGTAATTTTCAGGATATGTTGTTACTATACCTGCTTTAAGTATTTTAGTTACTTCTATTGTAGAATTTGTTGTATATGTCATTATTTATCCTTTTTATTTAATTACTAACATGTAGCTGGTATTACATAAATGTTTTCCAATAATACAGTCCTTGTAGGAGAAGCATCATCAGCACCTGAAGAACTTTCAGTGAAAGCTACCGTTATTATTCCCTCATACATAGGTCTTAAATAGTACCCATCAACTTTACTCCCTCTTTCCCCTACATCCATATCAGCAGTTCTAGCACTATCTACTGTAACTTTAATTCTACCGCTTTTGTATGATGTAGGGTTTGGGTTACCATTCTCATCATATGTTACTGGGTCTGCAACTTTCTCCATAGTAACTGTACCAGCAGTTACACATGTCATATCAGCTAACTTTCTAAATTGCACATCACTATTATTTGGATCAAAGAACTCTACATCTTGAGTTAGGAATGAGTCTTTTTGCATGATAGTAACAGTAAATACAAACTCTCTACCCTTAGGTATTATAAAATCAGCCATATATATCCTTTAATTTATTTACTTAATACTTAATAAAAGGCTCATAGAGCCCTTTATAAGAATTAGGCCATTTTGCTATTTCTCATCTTCTGTTGAGCAGCAAGTTCTTCTAGTTCTTTCTCACTTAATCCTTCTACAGGAACAACTACAAATCTATTTTTACGTTCCATAGCATCCCCACCACTAGGTGTTTTTACATGTACGGTCATAGTAGCTTCCTTAAGATTATTAATAGCACCAACTCTGACGTATTGTGCATTACCTGTAAGATCTACCCAATCAGTTTGTCTTCCAATTAATCTATTTCCCCATGATACTGAAATCATCTCGTCTTTAGTTTGAGACTCTTGCATATCACGTACAATTACACGTTCTTTACGGAATAAATCTAATTTCATCAACTGTGCTTTACTTTGAGGTTTTCGTTTAGAACCATCTTTAATTGGTTCAGTCTTTTCAAGCTTAGCTTTCTCTTCATTACGTTCAGCATGCGTTTCGTCTTGCTTTGCCTTGAATTCATTAAGTGCTGTAAGGTATTCACTCTTATTAGGCTTAGCCGGGTTCTTTGCTATTACTTCTAAACCAAAATCTTCACAAGCTTCTTTAAGTTGTGCATTAGTCATTTCTTCAAACGGTGTATTCATTGTATATTTCCTTTTATAGTTAAGATAGTCATTTTCATGAGGGTCTCATTGCTAGTTGCTGAAGGCATCACAGCCAACACATAAATCGTGGGGTAATTATATCATATTATTCCTTATTGTCAAGGTATTTCCAGCTATATCCAGCATGTTGTTTCCTTTTACCTTTACAGCAAGCAGTAATATGCCCTGGAAGGCCTCCGACAGCTTTAGCTGCCTCAACCGTAGATGGGTATATCTGTTGTGCTACTTCGTCCTTGTAGGCCACAACAGATACCTTCTTTGAACTAAACTCTGTTCTACTGACGAAATTAGTACTATCATTATCATAATGTGTTCCAACTACAGTTAGTACAGGAGATTTGCAAGCGTTATATTTTTCTATAAGGTCTTTTTCAAACTTAAAGAAGTCATCCCACTCAGCTACATATGTAAACCCTTTCTTCTTTTTGGATAACATAGTTTTCCAGCTATTATACAGAGGACTATCCGATTTCTTACGTGCGTACATTTCTTTTGGAACTTCAGGTATTGTGGCAGGCTCATAAGGAGTTTCTGGTGCAGGGCCTTGCGGTATATAGCCTTTAGCTTTAGATACTTTTGTTAAATGAGTAGCAGTATATATACTTTGATGTTCTATTACTTTTTCTCCTGTCCATTTCATATCTGCAACATAGTCTTCCAAGTAGCTAATAATACCATCTACATCATCTTCACTGAGATTAAACCATTCACCCATTAGTCTTTTATCTTTGTTTGTATAGTGCAGGTAAGCCTCTATTGCTCGAGCAGAATGGGTGTACATGGAATACACTTCTTCAATAGGTAAGGGATTACCAGTTTGTAAACTTTTAATACGTTTGGCAACGTTATCAGCAATGCCTATTTTAGTAGATGCACCATTACGTAATAAGTAAATAAAGCTAAAGTCACCTTTTACACTTACTTTATATTCTCTATGTTTTATAGATTTGTAAATATATGGTTTAAATGAAAATGTTGTATTATTAATAACAGTAGCATTTTCATCAATATGATGGGTGACTTTTACACCGTTTGTATTTCTGATATCTTCATAATCTTTAATTACATCATTGAAGAAATTAGAAAGTACCTTCCAATCTTCACATAGAGGTATATTAGATCTTTTTAATAAACTATGTAACGTAGCAATATTAGTATAAAACCTATTAGATGTTATAGTATTATCTCTGCGAGTCAATGTTCCTCTAAAATTACCAGCCTCTCTACGACATTCTTTCTTACCGCAAGATTTATTACGTCGGCCCTCAGATAAAGATTTTTCCACATGTGAATGGCATATCGGACATTCGAATATACCATGTTGTTGTTTGGATGATTTTGTAGATGTTGGGGATGATTCTTTTGAACCAGTGAATTTAATGAATTTCATTATAGTACCTTCCTTAATTTGGTTAAGAATGGTACTATAAGATTACTTAGACAAAGCTGAAGCAGTTTTGCAACTGCTCAGACTTAGGCTAGAGGGGCTGTACAAGCTATTTGCATGATTCTCTCAGCTCTATAAATGAGAGTTCCGAAGAACCATGAGATTGACATAGACCCTGTTTTCCCGAATGGATCATTATGAGCATCAGCTTTAGGCATTGCAGTTTTGATTTTAGAAGAATCTCCTTCGAAACCAACAGTTGCGAATGAATCAGAACCAACAAATAACACTGGGAATACGTCGAAAGACTCAGTACCACCATTTACAGAAGTAGCATGGAAACCAGAAGTATCTGCAACAGTTGTAGTTGCATCTCCATCAGCAGCACCAGCACCGCGATATTTTTGCATGTTGTCAACTTCGATAAAACGGAAACGACCAATTTTACCAATTTCACCTTCAGCAGTCATAGCAGCATCAGCGTATTGTTCAACAGGAACCCATACATTAACACCATTATGTTGCATATCTTCTAACATAGGAGTTAGTTCTTGGCCAACATAAACGTAGTAAGCTTTACCAACTACTTTAGTATCAATTTTATTTGAACCAGTAATGATTTTAGTATCACGTGGTACTAATAATCTTTTAAGTTCTTGTTCCATAAGACGTAAGTCAGCGAAAGTTAACTCAGAAGTTTGGTTAAGTGTACCAAGAGTAGACTCTTCAACACCAGCAAATGAACGGTTAATTTCAGATGCAGCTAAAAGATCAGATTGAACTTGTGCTTCATAGATATCACCTTTAGCCTCACCAAGAGCTTTAGTTTTTTGAGCAAGGATACCTACTCTAGAGTCCATATCAATTGAACGTTGTGTGAATTTCATTTGAAGACCAAACTCTTCAACTTTACCACGTACAGTTACTGAACGAGTATTAACAGCATTAACGTTTCCACCTTCTTCAGAAAGTGCAGGAAATGTACCAGCTACAACAGCGTAATCAGCGTCACCACCATAAAGTGTACCTGTACAATTTTTAACGTTAGATGGTAAGTTACCCTCAGCAGCAGCTAAAGCAGCATCATAAGCTTTTTTAGAACCAACTACAACTTTACCAGACTCAGCATTTACAGCATCACCAGCATCAGCAGCATAATCAACAGCAGCAAAAGTACCAACTAAAGCACCAGCAGTTGTGTATGCATAAAATACGTTGTTAACGATTGAAGCAGTAGTAGCGTCGATACCACCATCAATACGGTTAAGTTCGTGTAAGATTGGCAGTTGACGTTCTTTAACAATTTCATCACCGAAGTGTTTTGGTTGTGTTAAACGGTCACCAAGTTGTGTAAATGTACGTTTTTTAGCTGCTTCAGTGATAGCACCTTTTGACCAGAAGTGGTCATTATATTGTTCATCAATACCAGTTGATGTAAGTTTACCGCTATTGAATTTAGAAGTATTTGTTGCC